GTGCGGACTCTCAGAAAGGTCTCCTAACCAACCAGTTTCTACCGGTCCCGTGAGGGGCCGCGACGGATTGGTTTGACGGGGATTTGTGGAAGGAAAGACCTATCATTACGAGAAGTCCTCCGACCTTCTGACATACCGGCCTCGCTGTACCACTCCGAAACAACGTCTTCTAAGACGGATAGACGGGTGGGACCACGAGGATCTCCACTCTCCTTTGTAAGGGGTTTAAAACCCTTAGGCAAAGGATGGTTCACAGGGACTTGCGTCTCTGCAATACCAGTGCTCCGGAGTATCCTTTCCCAAGGACTCAGGACGCCCTCGACAGGCCTGGTCGGCTTGTCGGGAGCAGCAACGGAACCGCCAGTAATGACGGAACCAAGGCTACTCCTCCAACTCTTTTGACTGGCATCTAGCCGATCAAGCGAGTGACGAAACGATGATGCATGCAACGGGCGTTCCTTCACCACAACCAGAGACTCCCATATGGGATTATCTTTGACACGTTGTGCCCAAGACTTTCCCGCTGGATTCCAACCCAGCCCGCCAAGATCATCTGGAACCTCAGCCAACACCTTTATTAAGGCCCTTTGACGGGGCCTCAACATCGGTAAGCACTGGGGACCAAAATTCCTGGCAAAGTCTAAGAAGGAATTATCTGAAGGTGTTCGCCATTTGAGCGTTTGGATAACGCCCAAAGGGGTAATGACCTTACCAGCGAACTCCGCGACACGGTGACTGCTAATGCTCTTTTCAGCTGATATAGGACATCTAAGGGCCTCCAAAACCCGAAGATAAACCTTAGCAGCTGCATCCCCAATGATGACAATGTCATCACCCAGGATACGATAATCCCCGCCGTTGCCGTTACAAGCAGCGTGAGCAAGGGAGTGATTCGTAAGAGCAAACATCGCAAAAGAAGGACCCAAACCCAGTGGTTGGCCCTTTGTGAAGCTTCTTAGCTTCCCATCGGGACACTTCCACTCCCTAGTCGCAACGAACTCAAAGGCATCGACATACGGATGATAAGCATCTGGTAAGATGTGTTTCATCAGCATGATCTGAAGCTTGAGTGACATGTGATTGGTGGCATCAGAGAGGTCGATCGAATGAACGACCTTCCCTTCTTTTAACCAACCCTGCACAGTGTCAACCCCAGATTGTTGGTTGTAAG